TAGCAAAATGTAATGCATTTTCAAAACTGAATGATTTAGTCAACTTCATATTTTATTATCCCTAATTATTATTTTTTTGACAAAGATGACTAGGGGGCTTATAAAGTTACTTAGACAGGTTGTCATTATAATATTGAGTAAAATTAAGGATGTCAAGTCCACCGAGGTCGCCAGGAAGGACACCAAGAGGTTCACTAGATAGAACTCCAGACCCAGTAAGGATGTCAACTTCTCCACGAAGAAAATCTTCACGTATTTTTTTCAATGGGCATTTGACAAATGATAAAATTAAAAACATACATGACAATACTATTAAACGTTCTAAAATTGAAAATTATAAAAAGATGTTTGGTTCACCTAAAAATTTATTTGAAAAATATTTGGGCACTAAATATTATGGAAATAATAATGATCCCAAACTTAAAAATATATTTAACAACACAATTAAATTATCCCACGTGAAAGAATTGAAAAGAATAATAAATGGTCTCAACATTAAAAAAAATAAGAGCACTAATGAAAAGATTGCTCTTGAATTGATGCGCCGTAAGATGTTTCATGTTTTAATAAAAAACACTGAAAATAATAATATTGATACCACAATGAAGAATGCTTTAAACGGATTACCTCCAAAATATTTTAGATACAAAAAAATATATCTTAAAAAGGTGTAGATTACAAAAAAATCTCATATAACCAATTACTTTTTACATATGGACTACATATCTAAAAAGTAAGATACTCCCACCGAGTATTGATCTCGGGATATGACTTTGTTCATATATATGATTTTACTCATATTTAAACATAATTTAAGTTATTATAAGAATCATGTGATCACCATTTCACTATAGGAGCTTCAATTTGAGTTCGGGAGAGCTTCCTGCTTCCCATATAATACTGTGGTGTTCGCTTTAAGTAATTACAATCTTCCTGATATATCGTCATACTTATTTGTTCGTGTTTGTAGGTTACCTATTGTTGGGCTTAAAACAAGGGATGGTTGGGATGGTACTTCTTTTTTTCCCTTTGGTATGAATTTGCATACATCTATAACACTTAGTCCGTTACATACATCTGGTTTGTTCATTTTTTGTGGAAATTCTTGATTAAATTCAACTATACATTCTGGTGGTATATCGGGAGATTCAGAGAGAAGCCTATCGTACTCATCTTTACATTTATTAACGAAATCCAAAACAGGCGCCCTATCTTCTCTCTCTAGGGAAAGTTCTAAATCAATACTTCTGTAAAACTTTGCATATTGAATACACATGAGAGAATGTGCTTCGGAAAGTTTTTGACTTTGACTAAATTTAGCGACAGATGTGAGAATACCACTAATAATATTGAGAGTTGCGAAGAAATATTGTAAAAGAAGAATCATTAACATTTTATCTGCTTTTGGTTCATCTGGGCTTAGTACAGCAAACCCCCCAACCCCTGTTATACTTGATATGATAATACTTGGTAATGTCAACCTGTTTGATATTTTTTTTAATCTGATACGGGCATTATTGTGTAGCCACCTGTATCCAGCTGCTCTTTCAGCCCATTTATATACGAGAGCTTCCTGTTTTGAACACCACTCAGGTTTTTTATCGCTCATATGATAATTAAAGAAATTAAAAATAACATTTAATACTAGATTATGTGTGACGTTGAAGGTCCCAGTACAGCAGGTGTTATAGCACTAAATGCTATTGGGGGTCAAGATGTTCATCTCATTGAAGAAGATATTGAAAAATCTTTATTTCGATACAAAGAAGTGAGACATACGGATTACACTCGTTTTTATAGAAGTACAAAAATTGACAATAAAACCAAACAACCACAATGGCCTTTTGGTAAGGAGGGTAATGTTGTAAAGGTGACATTAAACCCACAATCAATGGGTGATTTATTGGCTAATATGTATTTATCTGTTGAGCTCCCTAGATGTATTTATAGTCGTTATGTAGGTAATAGTTTATTTAAATCTATTTCATTCAAAGTTGATGGTCTCGAAGTTGAAAAAATTTATGATGACTGGCAGGTTATTTACAATGAAATGTATTTGGAGACGAGTGAAAAATCTGCTAACGAATATTTATTAAATAGAATGATGAGTCCTGTTTTTTGGCAAAGAAATGAAGAAGAATCATTAAAAAACGCAGATGGTGCTCTTTCAACAATTACAACATTGGTTCCATTACGATTTTTCTTTTCAAGAAAGTATTCAAAATCTGAATATGATGTGAATAAACCAAATCGTCCATTTCTTCCATTATGTGCGATGTATAAACAAAAGATAATCCTCGAAATTGAATTTAACCCAGTTTGGTTTTTTGCTAAACCCAAAACATCTTTTGCACAATCTGAGCCAAAATTCATACGACCAATAGATTTCGAGATGCCAACTCTCGATCATTTTAAAATTATAACTGAGGAGATTACACTTTCACCATTTGATCGTGCTTATTATTTGAAAGAAAAATATGACCTATTGGCAAATTTAGTTTTTAAAAATCCAACAATTGAATCATCTATCGGTGATCCAACATTGAGAACTAACTTAGTTCCAAATATTCCAGTAAAATGTTTACATTGGTTTTTAAGAAGAAAAATATACGAATATAAACTTCCAATTGAATTAGATTCTGGTGATCCATTATTTATTGAAACATACACTAATAAATATGTGAGAGATGGAATTAATTTGATTGATAGTCGTTTTAGATTTGAAAAGATTAAAGAGGCTAAAATATATTTAAATGGTTTGGATCTTCCAAATGTTTCTGTAGCAGATCATAAATATTACAAGTATTACATCCCACTTCAAGCACGATTATCCTGTCCCGATAAAAATATTTATACATATTCATTTTCCATGACACCCATGAATGCTGAACCCACTGGTAATTTGGATTTTTCTAATTTCAATTCTGATAAGACCTTTTTAGATATTAAAATGTATAGCGGTACATATTCAACTGATGGTTATGGGTATTCAAATGTAAATAGGTTAGATGAAACTTATATATTATATGTTTATTACACAGGTTTAAAGATGTTTAGCTTTGAAAATGGTTTCATGAGTGAAGCAACATAAACAAATAAATTGCCTTACATTAAAGATGATGAGAACAGGATTTGATATGACAGGTCAAAACGACAACCACGGGGATGATATAATACAGAGTATGATTAACATTATTCAACCAATTTTTGAACAAGGAATAGTGTTGGCTGCGGAGTATTCTAAAGCCTGTGGTAGGGATGTTATGTTAGATCAAGACATTGAATATGCAATGAAATATTGTATAATGCATCGTGTAGGACAACATAGTGGTTCTATTTTTGGTAAAGAAAACACTTTAAATCTAGAAGCGGGTATGGAAATTGAAGACGATGAAGATGATGAGATTGAAGTAGTCCCCGTAGATGAATTACCAGCTTTCACTAGATACACAGGAAACAATTCTCAGATGATTCGTATTAACAAAGCATATGATGAATGGAACAATTGGAAACCAGAAAGTCCCGCTCAGGAGATATTAAAAAATGCATTAAATAATAATGAGTTCGAAATCCGAGACACCTCAACCTGAAGGGTGGAACCTGACAATCAATAAGGACTTTAAATATATAGATGAAGACACCGAAAGTGAGTGTAGTGAGTATTCATTTATAGATGATTTTGTCCCCCCTCCGCAGAAGAAGAAGAATTTTAGAAGTGTAATGACTAAAGAAGAATTTCTCCCAGAATAATTTTCTACACAATTAATATACAAAATGTCATCAGCGCAAGAAGTTGTGAAGTCTGTTGCCTCTGAACTTGAAGTCCAATCCCTCAACGCGATTGTTGGTGGTTTCGCTTTCGCCGCTGCCCTTTCATGGATGGATCTTGTTCGATTCCTCGTTCAAGCGATTGTCCGCGTGAAGAACAACGGTGGTGCCCACTACGCCTTGACTGCGCTACTCACCACAGTGCTTTCAATCGCGGTGTTCTTGGTTGTCCGTGCACTCAACAAGGACATCAAGCGTCCAGCTCAAGCAATCTACGCGGTTACTCGCTAAGTGGTGGTTTGGGTCTTGTTACATAAATAGCAAATATACCAAATATAACAATGATGGCAATAGCTATATACACTTTGTATTTATGCCAATCCCATCTATCAACATCATCAAATTCTGGGATGCTGATTGGTGGAGGTAAAGAAACGTCTCTTTTTACCTTTGATATAATCTTTTCTTTGGAACATTTTATTTTGAATTTTAAACTATAATTTGAATTTCTAAAATCATATGGAACAAGTTTTCCACCGCTTGAATACAAGAATTCAAGTCTTAAATTTTGTAGGGTGCTTTGGACACCCGAATTAAAATCATACTCAACCAAATCATCTGAGTTTACAAATTTAGAGGATTCTCCTTGTTGTAAATGAATTTTACCTGTATAGTGTGGATTATTGTAATAAATGTCTTTGGAATAAACATCTGAACCACAAGTAAATCTCAATAACAATGCATTGGGTCCATTTAAGTTTATAGCACCAGATTGAATTGTATTTGCAGAAGAAGAAACATCTGAAGCTGAGAAACCCAAAACTTCGTGTGGTGTTGTTAATGGAGTATTTATATCTGAACCATTTGTTCCTGATTTAAATTTAAAAGTAAATGCAGAAGAACCAGTAAATGTAAGAGAATTTGTATTACTACTGTAAATTACATTTGACACTGGAGTTGCAGATAATGCAGTTTTCAGATCAGAAGCTAGGGTAGTTCCATCTGTATAATTCTTTTCATCAAGGGTTATTGTTGTTCCATTGACATCGAATTGTTTATTTGTTTCACAAATAGTCAGTTGAGGTGTTGGAATGTTTCCTGAAATAAGTGTAATTTTTGAAACATCATATATTTCATTTTCCAAATATATTTCCAAATTTGATACATCTGGAAATAGATTTGTATTTCTATCACCACTATCTATGTCTAAGATGTAGTCACCCATTAAAATTTAGGGATATAATTTTAATGACTGATTTAATGTATATTTTTTGAAATTACTTGTAAAGTGTCTGGGCAAGTGGGTTTTCCGCAAGTTGTCTTTGGGCGATTCCAAGGTCGAGGCGTGGGTTTTTATTACCCTTGTATGGGTTGAGTTGTTGATATTTAGGTTTGACATATTGTTGTGTCCAACCACCATTAACACCCCCTGTTCTACCATCCATACGGGTATTGTCGGAACGTACAGCTGTAACCATACCATAGGCTTGGAGTGGGTTGCCACGGACATTCATACGACCAGAGTTGGGTTTGCGGTATTCAGCATTGGCACGGCGCTCACTGAGGCGAAGACCGTATTGAGCAAGTTCTTCTGGTGTTCTAATTTTATTACCTGCAGCCTCGACAAGTGTAGAGTTTTCATAAGCACCATAGAAGCTTGTAATACCTGGTTGAATATTATCCATGTATTTGTATTGACCATCGGCAACATCTGATTTATTTCGTGTTGGACCTTGGGCGATTGAACCATGTGGGACAAGTCGTTTGGCGGAAGCAAACTCCAAACCATCTGTTCTTGTGCCAGTTTGGGAGCGATTTGTTGATCTTTTTGTTTTTTCGTGTTCTTGCCTGACAGCAACACCATTGAGAGATCCACCTTGTCCTTGACCGCGACCAAAAACTGGTGGTCGTCTTTCTGGAAGGAAGGAGGTTTTCTCTGGTTTGTTATGTCCGACTACGGGTTTAAGTTGACCTCTACCGCCTGAAACATCTCTAGCTGGACCAGAACGCCCTGGGAGGGTTGTGAGGCGATAGGAACCTACATTTTCTGGCATAGCACGAAACATTTGTTGGAAACCACCAACCGCTGGAACTGAGGAATCAACACCCAAACCTGGACCAACCTTTTGTTGTGGGACAGGGGAAAGGTTATTGTGAACCTGTAAATCAGATACAAAACGGTCTTTCATATCCATAACTTCACTACCGCTACTTCTTTCTTGTTTAGCAACGTCGGCGAAAACTGGCATTT